TGTAATTGAAGAAGTAGAAACTTTATTACAAAAAACTAAAATAAAGGATAGAAAGAGATGTCAAGAGTTACAACAGAAGAAGTAAAGGAAATAATTGATACCGATTTAGGGAATCCAGTTATTGATGTATTTATTACAGGAGCAAATCAGATAGTGACTTCCAAGTTAACAGATAGTGGAATGTCTTCGGCAAAGTTGAAAGAAATTGAACGGTGGCTTTCGGCACATATGATTGCTAATACAAAGAATAGGATGACTGTTAAAGAGAAGCTCGGTGAAGCTTCTGTAGAGTATATTGTAGGGAAATATGGAAGTGGATTAAGTTCTACACCATATGGACAAACAGTATTGTTATTAGATACATCAGGTTTATTAGGGGCATCTGGAAAACGGTCGGCTTCAATTACAGCAATACGTAGTTTTGATTAAAAGATATAAGAATGAGTATAGTAGATTTTATTGAAGATAAGTGTGTACAGACTGCTGTTTACTGGGGGAATCCTCAGAATGCAGGAGATGGAAGTCTTAAATTTGATGATCCAATAGAGATAAACTGTATGTGGGAAGATGTAATACGTCAAATAGAAGATAAGGCTGTAAAAGACACGGCAGAAATATTTGTATCCAAGTCGCAGGTTTTTGTTTTACAGGAATTAGACGAAGGAGGGTATTTATATTTAGGTACATTGGATAGTTTGTACGATGTTGCTGAAAGCAGTACTGTAACATTAGACCCTTTGACAATTGAAAATGCTTATATGATAAGGAAAAAATCGAAAATACCACGACTAGGATCATCTACTGAATTTATACGCATGGTTTACTTATAAAAATAGAAATATGGCTTATACAAATATAAAGGGATTTGATACGGTATTAAGGAATTTGAGAAGGGAAATTCTACAAATAGAAGGACGAACTATGAAAGGTCTTATTGAATCTGCTGCATATATTCGAAAAGATATGGATAAGACTCCTCCTGTAATTCCTGTAGATACTGGGAATTTAAGAAGTTCTTATTATTCCAATCCAATTAAAGCAGGAAAGAGAATGGGGGTAATAATGGGGTTTACTGCAAATTATGCATTATTTGTGCATGAAAGAGTAGAAGGTGCAAAATGGGGGGGAGGAGTTGTAGGTATAGTGAATTGGAAAAGACCTGGCAGTGGGCCTAAGTTCTTTCAAAATGCAATAGAAAGAAATAGAGATATGGTTTTGGCAATAATTATGAAAAGGGTATATGTACGATGAACGCAACGAGTGAAGATATAAAAGATATGTTGGAAGCAGAAAGTTCTTTAGGATTGTCATATGGAACAAATCTTTTCATAGGGTTGGAACCTTCAACTCCTATTGATTGTGTTGTTGTTTTTGATATACCAGGATTCCCACCACAACTTACATTAGATGGGGAGGATTCTAATAACTATGAGTACCCATCCATTCAAATTCGTGTAAGAAATTCAAAGTATATGGATGGATTGGATTTAGCACAACAGATAATGACGTCATTACATGGCCGGGCGCAAGAGACATGGAATGGAGCATTATATTCTATTATTTATTGTTCTAGTGGGCCTGCCCTGCTAGATTGGGATGATAATAGACATCCCCGTTTTATTATTAATTTTAATATACAAAGGAGGTAAATGAGATGAGTAATGCATTTGCAGGTGTTGGGACTAAGTTTCGAAGATGGAGTACCAGTGAAGGAGAATGGGAAGAAATTGCCGAGATTAATTCCATCACAGGCCCTGGCATGTCTAGGGATACGATTGATGTCACCTCCCTCGATTCTACAGGGGGGTATAGAGAATTTATTACTGGTTTTCGTAATCCTGGAACTATCACTCTTGCTATGAATTTTTCAAGGACAACTTATGATCTAATGAAAGCGGATTTTGAGAGTGATACATTACAGAATTATGAGATAATTTTACCTGATACAGAAGAAACTACGTTAGAGTTTGAAGGACTTGTTACTGAATTACCATTAAGTATTCCACCTGATGATAAGGTGACTGCTGATGTTACAATTCAGATAAGTGGACAAGTTACTGTAAATAGTGGTTCTGCTGCATCTGTAGTATAAATATTTTTAGTACCTAATCATGGTATATTTTTATTAACAATCTAAATATTAATCAAATGGTTTTTATGAATAAAAAAACAAGTGGTCTTTTGAACAGAGATCAATTATTACAAAAAAGAAGTCTAAAAATTGAAAGAGTAGAACTTGAAGATGGTAATCATGTCTTTGTACGACAAATGACCGGGCGTGAAAGGGATATATTTGAACAATCAATATTTTCCATTGATGCCACAGATCAGTCTAATGTTAAAGTTGAACAGAAACGAGAAGATTTTAGAGCTAAACTTGCTGTTGTTACTATTTGTGACGAACAAGGGGATTTATTATTAAAACGAGATGATTATGATTTACTTAGCCAGAGTATGGGGGCAAGGGATTTGGAAGAAATTGTGAATGTTGCTCAGAAGTTAAATAAAATAACAAAAGAAGATAAGGAAGGGGTAATAAAAAACTCAGAAGCCGGCAAGACCGGCAGTTCCAATTTAGGCTCTGTAGGGAATTAGGAATATTGCACCCTGATTTTTTATTAGACAGTTTGACTTCTGAACAACTAAGTGAATGGGAGGCTTACGATAAGATAGATCCAGTAGGAACGTGGAGAGATGATTTTAGGATGGCTCGTTTAGCCTCACTAATTACTAATATTGCTAATGTTGTTTATTGTAAGAAAGGACATAAACCGAAAGAGACTAAAGCACTTGATTTTATGCCAGATTGGGGGGGAGAAATAATCCCTAAGAAGAAACAAAGTGTTGAGGAGCAGAAGGAAATTTTACTTACAATAGCAAGGCAAAGTAAGAATAATAAGAAGTTTAAGAATAGGAAAGATTTGAAAAACGATAAATAATGAATATAGGAACCTTATGGGCAACGTTGGGGGTAGATGCTACCGGGTTGATGGCTGCTGAAAGACAAATGAAAGAATTTCAGCAACGAACACAAGCACGATTTAATGCTGTCCAGTCTGTAATAAATAATACATTTAAAACAATGGACAGGTTTTCTCGTTCGTTGAGACAATTTGGTTCCGAAACCACACGTATGTTTACATTGCCTATAAGTTTATTAGGGGGGGCAGCGGTAAAGACATTTATGGATTATGAGACTGCATTAGGACATATTATTGGGCTTACAGGAACATCTGCTGAATTGACAATGCAATGGGATAAAGAGTTGAGAGGATTAGGGAAAACGGTAGGGCAATCCCCTCAAAAGTTAGCTGATGCACTTTATTTCATTGCTTCTTCTGGATTGGAGGATGCTTACGCAATGGATGTACTAACAGAATCGGCAAAGGCGGCAACGGCAGGATTAGGAAGTGTTGCTGATATTGCCGATTTGGTGACTGGAGCTATGAATGCTTACGGGCCTTCTAATATTAGTGCTGCACAAGCTGTAGATGCTTTGACTGCTGCTGTTAGAGAAGGAAAAGCTGAGGCGACAGACATGGCACATGCCATTGGTTTTGTTATTCCAAATGCGGCACAGTTAGGAGTTACATTCGATCAAGTTGCAGCCTCACTTGCTGCAATGACTACAGTTAATATTAAAACAAATACTGCTGCGTGGTATTTACGACAAATATTAATGAATTTATTGAAACCATCACAACAAGCAGAAGAAGCTTTAGGAAAGATGGGATTAAGTAGTAAATATTTACGTGATATTTTGAAGCAACCTGATGGTTTGTTAAAAGCATTAGGGGAAATAAGTGATTTAACATTACGTTTTGGAGAGGAAGCAGTAGCACAAGTTTTCCCAGAAGTAAGAGCATTAACAGGATTTTTAGCACTGATGGGAAAAAATTTAGAACATAACAAAATGATTTTTTCATTAGTTGCTGATTCTGCTGGGGATACAAATTATGCTTTTGAAGTGATAGCAACAACTTTAAAATTTGAATTGAATCAAGCCATAAGTTCTTTTAGAAGTAATTTAATAGACATTGGGAAAACATTTAAAGAATCATTAATTCCCATAATTGAGGAAATGGCTGACAGATTTGATCAATTAACAGAGTGGTATACTTCTTTGACGAAAGAACAACAACAATTAACAATAAAGTTACTTGCTTTTGCTGCTGCATTAGGCCCTGCTTCTATTATATTAGCTACATTTATTTCTGTACTTTCGAAATTAGGACAAGCCGTATTCTTTACAGGAAAAAATGTATTAAAGTTTGTTAGTATTCTTGCTACCAACCCATACGTATTAGCTACAGTTGGTACGGCAGTACTTGGGTTGTTAGCTTATTTAAAATTATATAATAAAAGTCTATCTGATATAATCAATTTACAGAGAATTTTTAATATCCAATCAAAAGAAGTTGAAGAAAATCAAGTGCTTAAAGAGTTGGGGGTTCCCGATTCGAAAAGGTATGCTGATAAATTGAGGGGGTTGGTTGCTGTTCAAAAAGATCTTACACTTAGGCAAATGGAAGTGCTTAGGGATGGATTAAAACAACAATTGGGATATTATGAAGATTTTAAT